GATCGAAGACTATTTCTTACAAGCTACTTTTTATTCATATGCATTCTATGAGAGAACTGGTAAGTTAATAGAGAATATAAAAATCCTTGTGTGCGTCAGAGATGGTCAAATACAGGTGTTTGAGAAAAATGTTAAGGATTACATCAAAAAACTTGACAATCGTATTAAAGAGTACTATAATCAATCCTAAAGGTGTATTATGAGTTTATTTGCAGAACATGAGTTTGAAAATTACGAAGAGTCTAAACCTAAAAAACTATCTCAAGATGATTTAGAACATGGAGCAAAACTTTACATAGATTATTTTTCAGATGTTGAGAATATAGAAAAACATTCTAAAAAAGTTAAATTAGAAAGAATGGGGATGAGGAAAAATGAGTTAGGTAACGCTATACAAGATGAGAGTCTTACTTATCAAGGTGATTTTTTTGATGATTATAATATCCATCCAAAGGATATGGTTTTTGATATTTCATGTATTCATGATGTTACTGAGAATAAAGAGAATGATAAAAGAAGTTTTAAGTATCATGTTGAGGATTTTAACAGGGGTTTAGATATCGTATCTTCGCATACTAATAAAGATAGTGTGCCAGGCAAAACTTTAAAATGGATCGTTGAAGAAAAAACTACTGGTAAAATTGTTGGATTTATTCGATTCGCATCACCTCTAATGAATTCTAAGCCAAGAAACTTGAGACTCGGTAAACCCCCAGAAATGGTTTCTTTCAACAAACACGCTATAATGGGTTTTGTTATAGTCCCAGTTCAACCGTTCGGGTATAATTATGCAGGTGGTAAACTTTTAACTCTTTTATGTTGTTCTCATTATGCTAGAGAATTTTTAAACAAAAAATATGAAGGTTGTAACATATGCAGTTTTGAAACAACTTCTCTTTATGGTAGTGCTAAGGCTCAATCACAGTATGATGGTATGAAACCTTTTATCAAGTATTATGGTTTAACGGAATCAAAAATGCCGCCATTTTTACCTGACGAAATTTTCAACGATTATTATAATAATATTTTCAGCAAAGCTTTTGAGAAAGACCCTGTTGATAAAAAAAGTTCCAATAGACTTTTGAAAAGAAATAATTATGTTATAAGTTATATAAAGAAAAATCTAGAAGATGGAAAACTGAAAAATGAGTTTATCTCTTCAATTAATAAAGCTATTTCTATGACACAAAAGAAAAGGTTTTATATAAGTGACTATGGTTTCGAAAACTCCAGAGAAGTTATTCTAGGAGAACAAACAGAATTGATACCAAGTAAACAAAACTATCACAAATTTGAATTAGATTATATGATTGATTGGTGGAAAAACAAAGCTACCAATAGGTATGAAAAATTAAAAAAAGACGGCCGACTTAGGCACGAACTTGAACTTTGGAATAGTGACGAAATTAACTTCGACATTATAAGATGATTAATAAAAAAGGTGGTAAAATGCGACAGAACAAAACCCTTCAAGAAAACATGGAAGACTTCTTCCAAGAGATTGAAAATCGAGTATACCAACATGACATCGGGTGGTTAGAAGCTATCCTAGAATACTGTGAAGATACAGGACTAGAACCAGATAGGGTATCTAAATTAGTATCCCCAAACTTAAAAAGTAAATTGGAATTAGAGGCAAAGAGTTTAAACTTTATTAAGAAGAGTTCTAAACTGCCTGTATGATTGAAGAAAATAAGTACCGAAACCTAGAAAAATATTTCAAACTCTACCATTCGTTGAGATTACACTTCACTACAAACTATTGTTTTTTTAAGTATAAGGGTAAGACACGAAAGTTTGGAGATATTGACCAGAAAAGAGGGAAGAACTTCATATTCAGACTTGAAAAAAGGTATGGTGATGAGTTCGCAAATTTCCTTGTATGTATGTTCACACACTATGAAAAAAACAATTTTAGATTAGACCAATTTATTGGAGTTGAGAATGATAAAATATACGGTCAATGGAGATCAAGGTTAGGTTCTTTACCGTATCATTTCGAACAAGATTTGTATTTTCTAAAAGATTTGAATGTTTCTTTCAATGATATGTTTAAGTGTTCTATTATTAAGAATGGTGTTAAGTCTAAATCACACCCATTGATTTTAAAGCACTACATCAAAGATGACATCTGTTTAGAGACTTTGATTATAATGGACATTGTTTTAGGGTATTTCCAACACTGGGACAAGAGTATGGAAAATGATTTTATGTGGAAAGAGTTACACTTCAAGATAAAGAAGTATAAGCCATTCTTATCCATATCAAAAGAGAAGTATAAAAAAATATTAAAAAAAGTTTTTGTTTAGTATTGACGAATCACAAATTATGTGTTATTATAGATGTAGCACGATTTCTAAGGAGAAATAAAATTATGAGTTTTGCAAGTTTAAAGAAAAAAAGAAAAAGTAACTTTGATAAATTGAAATCACAACTTGAAACGATTTCAACAAAAGGTGGAAATACCGAAGAAGAGTATTGGAAACCTGTATTTGATCAAGATGCTGGAATTGGGTCGGCCGTGATTCGATTCCTACCATCAAAAGATAGTGATGAACTTCCTTGGGTTAAGGTTTTCTCTCACTACTTTCAAGGGCCGGGCGGATGGTATATTGAAAAGTCCTTGACCACCATTGGTCAAAAAGATCCAGTGTATGAGTTCAATGGGACTCTATACAATTCTGGTGATGAAGCATTGAAGGCGCAGGGTAGAAAACAAAAACGAAACGTTTCTTATTATGCAAACATCTATGTTGTAAAAGACCCTGCAAACCCTCAGAATGAAGGGAAAACTTTCTTGTATAAGTTTGGAACAACAATCTTCAATAAGATTACAGAAGCAATTTCACCTAAGTTTGAAGATGAAGATGCAATTGATCCATTTGATATGTGGTCGGGTGCTAATTTCAAAATCAGAATGAAAATGAAAGGCGATTATCTAAACTATGATGATTCAGCTTTCGATAGAACTACTGCTTTACACGATGATGAGGATTTTCTAGAGAAAGTTTACAATGAGATAAAACCTTTATCAAATTTCACTTCTGTTGAATCTTTCAAAACATATGACCAACTTAAAGCTAGACTTGATAAAGTTTTAGGTAGAGGTCAAACAACAAATAGAAATAATGACGCAACACAGGTAGTTGAAGTTGAAGATGTTCAAGTCTCTTCATCATCGGAAACAGTTGAAGAAGTGGTGTCTGATCCAGATGATGCTTTAGCTCTGTTCGAACAACTATCACAATAAACTCATAATGGGAGTGGGGTTTATCCCCACTCCTAAATACTATTATGAAACCTATATTATTATTAGAACGATATGTCGATCAAAATGAAACAGTAGTTTTACCGTTCAATATATTAAATCAATATGTTATAGAAGTTTTTTTAGACGATGATAACCAAACACCTGTAGAAAATGTCTATGTTCAAGGTAATAAACTCTATTTTAGAAAGTTTTATGATTTATATTCATATCCAACTAAAGTTTGTATAAAATATATAACCAAGGATTTTTGATGGGAGATTCTAGTGACAATCTTTCAGAAGAAGTTCAACAGTTGGAAAAAGAACTTGTTGATCATATAATTCAAAATATTGAAAATCTAAAAATAGATGTTAACATTACAGAAACTAAAGTTACAAGTCAAGGTAAGTTTAAAAAATATATTGAGGAACATCCTAGGCTTCAGATAAAGTATGAAATACACTATTTGGAAGAAAGTTTAAGCATAGACCCTATAGATAAAAAAATACTTTACAGGAATGATAAAATAGGTTATAATATTATAGAGATATCAAACGTTCATTATATTAAATTGAGAATGTCAATCATAAGTAGAAAAAAGTATTTTGAGATGATTGATAAAAAGAAAATGTTACAAGAAATATTGAAGTAGGAGTTCATTGTGCCAGTTAAAATCAGTTATACATATTGTGATTGGTCTGATAGAGAAGAAGTAAGGAAGCAAATCAATAAATGTAAATCAGAAAAACATGATGTTAAATTGAAAGAGAAAGAAAATGTCAAATGATAAGGTTATTGATTTCTTAAAAAATAAACTTTTAAATGATTTTAATAACCATTTAAATTTGGAAAATAAGTTTATTGTCGAATTGGGTAAATTGGAAAGGTTGAAACTGACCAATACAAAACAATATAAGGACATGGTTAGAATTAAAACAACGCAAAGTTATTTTGTAGCTTATCTTTATAGAATAATAGAGTCATACGGTTCCGATGTTGAATGTTTAGTTCAAGATTTCTCCATAACTAGGAGTAAAATAAAAGGTAAAATTCAACTATGGAAAAAAACAGATTTTAAAAATATAAGAAAAATGAGAAAAGATATAGGTGACAGTGGTGTCAATTTAATGAAAAATAGTGTTGAAGAAACTATTTCTAAAATAGATTTTTACATAGAAAATCTAAAAAAACTTGTAAAGGAATTGTGATGGAATTGAATTTAATTAGTTTATTTGTAGTTATATATTTAGCAATGTTAGCTAGTGATTTTACTTTTTTCCTATTCAATATTATAATGCAATATTATAAAATGAGAAATTCTAGAAAACAAATGGATATCTTGAAAAAAAATCTAGAAGAGATTTATAGTAAAAATAAGAAAAATGATGGAGGCAAGAAATGATAAGTAATTGTGAAACTTGTGGTGTTGAATTTCAAAATGGTGATTTCGTATCAGGTAAACAATATTATTCATGTTCCCGATGTAGACAATATAATAGAAAAACTAATGGTTACACGCCATTTGAATTTCTAAGATCTTTGAAAGCTAAGATGAGAGATTCCAAATTAGTTAATCGAATTTGGGAAAAGATTCATCATACAGTTTTAGATGTTTCTGGTGGGAATGTTTTTGAACTTTCTTGTTATAAAGAAAAAGATTTTGATAAAATGATTTCCCTTCAAAATAAAAATAGGGACTATTATAAAGAATTTAATAGTCATACGGAAAAGGTTAATGTAAAAGACCAGACATATTATTGGACGGTTTACTACAAATAAGGTTTAGAATGTCTGAGAAAGATGACAATATATATGTTTATGTCCATTTTCTAGATATGGGCCCATCAAATTCCCCTAGAGCGAATATGTTAATGATTGAAAGGGAAGATATTATTGAGATGTTTGAACAATCAACTCGAAGTGAACAGATGGCTTATGAACTTTCTGGAGGCAATCCTGATGAGTTTTTTCCTATGGATGGAATATCAGATGAACAAGAATCTACTTACATTTTATTTAAGGTATAGTTAATGATTTTAAAACTGGGAAAAACTGATGTTGGTCAATTATTTGTTGAGTGTTCAACTCCAATAGTTGGTTGTGAAGAATGTTTTGTATTAATTCATAAATCAGATGGTATTGCTGGGGATTCTGTAATTTTAGGTCAATATAGAAATTTAAAAGAAGTTAAAGAAGCAGCAAATAAATTTCTGGAAGAGGAGATTCCGTTCTAATGGAAACTTTTATACAGTATTATATTTTGAATATTGTCATTTGGGGGTTATTTCTCAGGTGGCAACTTTTTATAAAACAAGATATCAGAAATGATATGATGGAAAGATTAGAAATGTCAGGTGAAGAAATTGACAAAGCTTTGTTCCAAAATTGGATAGTCTTGACTTTATTCTGGTGGTTCACTATAATAATGGTTGTAGTTTATACAATTAAAATGAAATGGGATAATTGGTAATGTTAAAAACTTGTTGTGAGTTAATGCAGAAAGCATATCAACTCAATTGGATAACGTCAAGAGATGGTAATATATCTGTCAGGAATAGAGACAGGGAACACTTCTGGATCACTCCTAGTGGTATCAGAAAACCTATGCTAGACCCAGATATGTGGAAGAAGGTCTCTCTCTATAAAGATAACGATAAATTTGTAACTTTAGAACATACAAATCTATCATCTAATTTGGAACCTTCTGGTGAGACTCCACTTCATTACGGTATTCAGAAAAATATATCAGGGTATTGTAGTAGAGTAGTTGTTCACTTCCACCCAACTTATATTGTAGCTGCGCTTCATAAGGGTATAGAATTAGATAAACTTGTTCTACAGTTTCCAGAGTTGGGGAGATATACAAAGGTTGGAAAGTCTGTTCCAGATGTACCACCGATATCTCAGGAATTGGCAGATAGATGTCACGAAAATTTAGGCCTAAAGGGTGATGGTTCTTTAGAATGTGATATTGTAGGTATTAAAGGTCATGGGGTTGTTTCTATTGCAGAGACCCCTTGGGAATCGTTCGAACACATTGAAAGACTAGAACATATTTGTAAGATTGTATTAGTTGGTGGTGTGTGATATAATATTATTATGAATCTAAAAAAAGTTAACTTCTCAATTGAAGAAGTGTCAAAAGAGTTCGTCTACACATTTGTCCAAAAGTATCATTATTCGCCAGTATTTCCAGTATTAACAAAACATTGGCTAGGTGTTTTTCTTGATGATATTATGGTTGGCGCTGTAACTCTTGGTTGGGGCACCCAACCAAAAGGCACTATTCGAAAAATGTTCCCTAATCATGAATTTGAATCAGGTGATTATTATGAGATTGGTAAAATGTGTATGTCTGATGATTTACCCAAAAATTCCGAATCACAAATGATCAAGAGTGTTGTCAATTGGTTGAAAACAAGAGATAGAAATCTAAATAAAGAACAAGACAGAAAACTTTTTCTTTATACGATGGCTGACGGTATAATGGGTAAAGTTGGGTATGTTTATCAAGCATCCAACTTCTATTATGGTGGTAAGTATTGGACTGATGTTTACATGTCAGAAACAGGTGAGAAGATACACCCAAGGACAGCGAGTAAACTCTGTAAAGAGAATGCTGAATTTGTTGGTAAACCTAAAATATTCTGGTTGACTCCTGATTTTCTAAAATCAAAGAAAATGAAAAGAGTTAGGGGTAGAATGTTTAGGTATATTTTTCCACTAACAAGAAAAGCTGAAAATATCTTATCCGAATATGGGTGGGTTAGAGACTATCCAAAGAATGATGATCTCGAATGGCAAATACAATCTTGGGAGAAGAATTCTAGTGGTAGATGTACTTGGGGTTCTGTTGATGATAAACCGCCATTTTGTTATAATGAAATAAAACACAATAAAAAAAATGTGGAAAAGTATAAGAGGATAGTTTTTTCTGAAACAGATTGGTCTAAAAGTAATGTTATGAAAACAGATTTGCAAAGGTTTTTTAAATGAAAAAGAAGTTTTTAAAATTATTAGGTTTTTACATTGAAGCTGTCGGTGTTATCGCAGCGGTTGTATTTTTTTTATTAGCATTTCCAGTTATGGTTTATGTTAAACTGACTGGACAAACCATAGAAATGGAATGGTAAATATGAACAATGATTTACATACCTGTAAATGTGGGAGTTGTAATCTTGAAGTTGAATGGGAAGAGTTTGAAGAACAAACCAGTTGGTCGTTTTCAACTTCATATTTAGAGTATCATGTTGAATGTTATGATTGTGGTGCGACTGGAAAATCAGCACCCTCATATGATTTAGCAGTTAGGAATTGGAATAAGGATTGTACGAGTATAGAGTTGAAAATATAAGAGTGGTTGATGGTGATACTGTTGATGTTGATATAGATTTAGGTTTTGGTATCTGGATGAGAAAACAGAGAATTCGACTTTATGGTATTGATACACCAGAATCAAGAACCAAGGATAAGCTTGAAAAAGTTTTCGGACTTGCTGCCAAGAAAAGACTTGAAGAAATATTATCAATGACTGATGATATTATTTTAAGAAGTGTAAAAGATGTTCGAGGTAAGTTTGGAAGAATTCTTGGTGATTTTGTCGTATATGATTTAGCTGGGACTTGTGGTGATCTTTTATGTACAGAAGGCCATGCGGTTAGATATTTAGGGCAAAGTAAAGAAGAGATTCAAGAAGAACATGAAAAGAACAGGCAGAAATTGATTTCAGAAGGTAAAATTGTATTATAAATATTCTTTATGAAACCTTCAACCTTTTTTAAAAAATTATCTGAAAAAATAAATGAATTAGATCCAGAAGAAAAAAAAGAAGTATTCTGTAAAAATAACTTAGAAATATTTAAAAGAATTTCAGAATACTGTGAAAAAGAAAAGAAAACTTTAGTTATAACAAAAAAAGAAGATATTGGAAGTTTCAACAGATTTTGTAGAAAATTTAAAATAAGTATGTATTACACCAGAAGAGGTTGGGCTATATTCTTAACAAATTTCAAAGGTTTAAGATTTACTAGAATCTATGACGATAGATATAGGTTTCTAAAAAGATTATATCCTAATTGTAGAGAGTTGAAAGAACTTCTAAAAAAGAGAAATCAATTTTTTAAAGATGTGTTGAGGTGAAGAAGCAACATAAACTAACAACAAGTAAGTTGCATAGTGTAATATTTGGTCAAACGTTTGAAACAACCAATAAACCATAGAAGAATTTGTTATTTTAAATAATTTCATAATTTTTGTCTTGACATAATCTATATGCCAGTGTAGAATATAATCAATAGCTGATAATAAAAAACAATACTCAAAAGGAACAAGAAATAAGTATGAAACTATCAAAGTCATAAGTGCGTGGTCAAAATAGTGTAAATGACACTCACCTAAATATCTTGTCTTATCAAGTGGAACTTTTTTAAACTGTAGGTATAGGTCGCAAAAAGCATGTTTGACTAGTAATGCAAATAAAAATATTGTATTCATTTTTAATATTTATAATAGGAGATAATTATGAGTAATATTAATATTGATGAAAAAGAAGAATTGTTGGTAATTTTCATGGAAGAATGTGCAGAAGCATCTGTTGAAGCATCTAAAGTTATTAGGTTTGGTCAAAACGATGAGGAAATAGGCAGTCTTGTAAAAGAAGTCGGTGACCTCATGTGTATGATAAATCTATTGGAAGAATATGGATTGATAAACAGGAATGAAATAACTCAATATGCTTTAGCAAAAAAAGAGAAATTGAAAAAATGGAGTAACTTAAATTTGTCATAACTGGTGGTGGAAAAGATGTCTTACAAATACAATTTTGATCAAGAAGAAGTTTCAGATTTACACAAAGAAGTGCATAACATAAGACCAACATATGATTGGTGGGAAATGTGGCATGATGCAAACAAACAGGAAAAACAGAGAATGTGGAATGATTTAATAAGTAAGTCGATAAGGAGATACGGATGTTAAAACCTTTTGATACAAATGTTTTGGGTAATTTAATAGAACACAACCCTACAAGCAGACCTGATATATTCACATCTAGATTTTCAAATGTTAAAGATGTGGAATTCTCAACTTGGATTCAAATGAAAGATAAAGAATTGGTTATGTGGGTAGCTAAACCGAGGAGATTCTTTGGCACAGAAACTAAAACCCCACCATTCGTATTTTTATTATCTAAATACACTAAAGGGAATTCAACTAGTAGTAGTATTTCTGTAAGACCATACAGTAATGAGTTTTTTGAAAAAGAGAATAGTTTAGGTTTCCACAGTTTATAATATAAAACGGAAGATTGTCCGAGTGGTTTAAGGTGCTTGCTTGGAAAGCAAGTGTGGGGAAACTCACCACAGGTTCGAATCCTGTATCTTCCGTAAATTTATATAAGGTTTTGTTATGATTGTTGTTGGTATTGGCGGCGTTGCTCGTTCTGGTAAAAATCTCCTATGTGACTTATTAATGCAGAATTTGTACCTTGAGGGGTACACATCTAAACAGTTTGCTTTAGCTTCTGATTTGAAAAATGACTGTAATGAGTTTTTATATAAGATGTGTGACTTGAATGTGTGGACTGATTTAACAGAAGATAAAGTGCAATTCAGAGAGTTTCTAGTTTGGTATGGTGACTTGAAAAGAAAACAGTCCAATGGTCGATACTGGATTGAAAAACTTGATAGAAGAATTTCAACATATGAAGGTGATGTCGCAATAGTCACTGATGTTAGATATGATGTCTATGATAAAGATGAAGTTCACTGGATCAAGGAAGAAAAAGAAGGTTTGTTAATCCATTTAAAAAGATTTGCAAGAGATGATGAAGGGTTTCTTTGTCAAATCAAACCAGCGAACAATCACGAAAGTTTGAATGATGGTTCATTATACACGAAATCTGATATAAACATCACATGGGAAACTGTCAGTGACCCTAAAAAGAATGATACTATATTAGATATAGTGAATGACACTACGAAAAAAATAATTGAAAAAATTAAAAATCCCTATTGACAATAACATTATAATGTGTTATTATAATAATATGAAATTGTAAAAGTATTTAACTTAAATTTCATTAATTTTTTATGGCTTATAAGCCGAAAGCGAGAAAAATCATGGGCAGAAGATTGCCAGTATCGGAATTTGTGAAAGAAATGCCTAAGGGTGAAGTCCAAATACAAGATTGGAGTCATTTAGGTGTAAAAACAGTTAAGGTTATCGAGATAGATTTTGAAGATATCTTTATTGATGACATAGAAAATAACACCACCAAAGTATTAACGCATACAGCGGATGAGATTGAAGCATTGAAGAGGGATTTCTCCGTTGGCGTCTGCACTTCAGCTTTTCTCCCAGCTGTAACTAAGTTTGAAAGTGAATTAATTGAAGGTGAAAAAGCTTTCAAATATAAGTTACAATATGGGTTTGGTAGATGTGAAGCTTTACTGGGCTTGAATCAAAAGAGGTGGTTATTTATTTTGTTGGAAGGTAATGATGACGCTCTTGAAGATGTAAAAGCTCAGGAGAATGAACCTCCACCACAGAGAAGAAACACCGAAGATGATATGTTTCATTTCATATCTAAAAAGATAACTTCTGGTAAACTTAAAAGGACACAAAAAGCAGTGGAATCTAAGCTCCAGAAAGTCTATCCAACTAGGTCTCAACAAATTAGAACAAAAGTTCTAAATAGAATTATATCAACACACTCTGGTATCAAGTCGCAATATTATACTTACACATCCAAACCTAGAATCCAACAGTGGTATAGAAACTACAATTCTAACGACTTGGTAACTAGTAATAATTATGATAGTGTCAGAGACATGTATGGTAGAACGGTTGCATGTAAATATCTTTATAGGATAGTCCATCAAGCTTTGGACACTTACAAGAAAACTGGGAAGTATACTTATTTCACAGTTCATCTAAAAGTACCTTCTAAAAACACTACTCATGCAATGATGATAAAGGAAGTTGTGCAATCTTATGTTGATATAGTTTCCAATTTGAGAAACATAGGAGCTAATGTTATCCCTTTTGTGTTTGAAGGTATTCTACCATATGATATTTCACAGAACCCCAAACACTTAATTGTGCCAGCTGAAGTTAGAAGACTGAAAAAACTTACAGGATTTAATGAATCCGAATATCAAGCTGTTCAAAAATCTAGAACTGGGTTGTTTAAAGCGACTCCTTAGATTTTTTAATTAATGAGAATGTGGGCTTAAAAACCCACATTCTTTTTTTTATTTCCATAAACCTCTTGACACAACTCCCATATTATATTAAGATCATAATATAGAGAGGAGTTTTTATGTCACCGAAAAAGAATCTAGATTATAAAGACATTGTTGGTAAACTAATGTCACAGGAGAATATTTCAATTGTTCATTCACCAAATGCTAGAACAGCTAGTTTTGATTTGGAATCCAGAACTTTGTTTTTACCAGAGTTTGCGAACGTATCAGAAGACGTTTATGACCTTTTGATAGGTCATGAGGTTTCACATGCATTGAATACTCCAAAACAAGGTTGGCATAAATCCACAGAAAAGAAAGGTGCAAACTTCAAAACCTTTTTGAATGTTGTTGAGGATGCTCGAATTGAGAAGATGATTCAAAAGAGATTTCCAGGCCTTAAGTCCTCATTCAAGAAAGGTTATAAAGAACTTTATGATATGGACTTGTTTGGTATTAGAAACAAATCAAAGAAAGAACTTGATGATATGTTACTGATTGATAGATTGAATCTATATTTCAAACTGGGACATTATCAATCAGGTGTTTCATTCAAGGAAGAAGAACATCAATATGTTGAAGAGATGGAAAACTTGAAGACTTGGAAAGATGTTGTAAAACTTTCCGAAAAACTCTTTGAGTATTGTAAAGAAGAGATGAAAGAGAAAGAACAGGAACAAGAAGAAGGTGAACCAAAATCTAAAACTGGTGATAATGATTTACAAGGGGATTTCGAACAATCTTCCTCAGAACAAGAACAGGATCAAGATTCAGAACAAGAAAAGTCAGAAAGAGATGATTCAGAAGCTTCGGATAAATCTTCTAGTCAAAATCAAGATGGTAGTGACGGTTCTGGTGATAATCAGGATACAGGTGATGAATCAGAATCAGGGAATGATTCGGGAAATGGGTTCAATAATTCGGAACCAATGTCACTCACTGATAAAAATTTTCGAGAGAATGAGGATAAGTTAAACTATAATGAAGAAAGAGATAGGAATCCTTGGAATAAGAATGCAAGTTCGTCACTAGACTTACCTATTCTAGAAGAAGAATTTTTCTATGATGATTGGAGAAAAGTTGAAAGTGATGTGAAAAAATGGAGAAAGAAAGTTGAATATAATGGTTGGGGTATTTAATTTTTAAAAAACTATTGACAACACTTCATATGTACGTTATGATCATATTGAGAGGTGAAAATTATGTACAACGAGAAAGAGTATAAGAAGTGGAACAAGAAATACAAAAAGTTCCAAAAAGCAAATAAACAAAGTATCACCAAAATGGTTCTAGATTTCAATCGTAAGAAATCAGCAAATATTGCAAAGAGAGTTAAGAAAAAAGATACAGGTGTGATTGATGAAAGACTCTTACACTCTTATCGTTGGAATGATAGAATATTCAAGACTAAAAAGATTGTACCAGAGGGTAAGAATCACGGACTAGTAATGTTAGTTGATTGTTCTGGCTCTATGCAAGAGTATGACAAGTTTGAGAGTGCGATTAAACAAGCATTGATACTTGTAGATTTTTGTAGAAAGGTTGGAATTAAGTATAAGGTTGTCGGTTTTGGTAATGGTAACTACCATTCTTCTAGAGATAAAGTGAAGTATAAAAACGACTCATCCAAAAGACATCTGGAAATAAAACATGTGCCTTTATTAAGAGAGTGGTTCAGTCATGAACAAACGATAAAACAACATGATTTCATGGCAACTTACATGGTATTTAAGACGAAAAAGCATAGAGCTGGTTTTGTTTCTGATGGTCCTAATTCTGGAACACCTTTAATTGATAGTATTTTTCTTTTGAGACAAGTTGCTCTAAAGTTTAAAGAAGATGAAAAAATTGACATTCTAAACACAATAACATTGACTGATGGTTTGTCTAATAATGCAACCTTTCTAGATTGGGATAAAGGTTTAGTTACTAAGTTGTCATCATATGACCCTCTAACTAAATCTGTTTACAGAACTTCTGACACTGATGATTTAAAAAGTGTTTTAAAGTTTTACAAGAAAGTTGTTGGTGGAAACATTATCGGTTTCGACATAACGAACAGTGGATACTTTGGTCTTCCTAGAACTTCAATAGATGTTCGAGAAGAATGGCAGGGATATGATCATCATTACACTTTCTCATTCAAGAGTATATATGATGATGCTAAGAAAGTGTCCAGACAAGATAAAGAAATTCCGAAAAGTGTTGAGGAGTTGAGTTCAAAGTTCAATCAAAAGGGTGTAACTAGAAATAATGAAAAAATACTTTTGTCAAAATTTATTGATATTATTTCATAAACCTATTGACATGTGTTCTCATATTTGTTACAATAGCTATATAAGGGTGAGAAACTGAGACGTAAGAGAGGGTGTTATGAGAGAAGAAAAAGTAAACAGGTTCAGAGAGTTTATCAATGTTTTATACAAATCAGCTTTACCATTAGACGTTTATTCTAAAAAAGGTTTAGTGGATATAGCTACAACAATAAATCCAAAACTATCAAGATGTCAAATTAATAACATGATTAAAACTCTTTGGAGAGTTGAGGGTGTCAATAAGTTTGGTGTTGGTAAATTTGAAATCCCAGAAATGTCAGTCTTTGAAGATTACATTGCTTCGGTATCAACTAGTAAAAGTACTACTAAAAAGGTGAAAGAGAAAGTCGAGATGGCTGAGAAAGTAAAAGGAACTAAAACAACTAAAAAAGTTGTGGATGAAAACCAAGAAGTTAGTTATGTCCCAGAAGCAGATAAGAACTATGTTAGGTGGGGTGACTATAAGACGATAGATCAAGTTATCAAGTCTAAGATGTTCTACCCTATCTTTATTACTGGATTGTCTGGTAATGGTAAGACGATGATGGTAGAACAAGCTTGTGCGAAGAATAAGCGTGAGATGTATCGTGTTAATATTACTTGCAGAACTGATGAGGACGATTTGTTAGGTGGATTCCGTTTGGTTGATGGTCAGACTATTTGGTTTGATGGTCCAGTCGTAAAAGCGATGAAAACAGGTGCCATACTATTATTAGATGAGATTGACTTAGCGTCTGATGAAATTATGTGTCTTCAACCTATCCTTGAAGGTAAAGGTGTCTTTCTAAAGAAGATAAACAAATTTGTTCAACCAACTGAGGGTTTTCAAGTGTTTGCAACTGCTAACACAAAAGGTCAGGGTGATGAACATGGAAAGTTCGTCGGAACTGGATTTCTGAATGAAGCATTCCTTGAAAGGTTCCCTGTAACAGTGGAACAGACTTATCCAAAGAAAGTGACTGAGGTTAAAATCTTGACTAAGTTTTGGGAAAGTCTAGAAACTGAAAAACCAAGTGATGTTGAAGATATGGAAACTTTGATAGACCAGCTGGTGACTTGGGCAGATATAACTAGAACATCGTATAATGAGTCTGTATTGAGTGACCTGATTACAACTAGAAGATTAGTTTTCATAATGAAAGCATATAGTATTTTCGGTAATATTCAGAAGTCGATAGAGTTGAACTTGAACAGGTTTGATGATGTAACCAAGATGAGTTTCATGGATTTGTTCAAAAAAGTCTCCGCCATTGAAGATATGTCAGAAGAAGATTTAATTAAAGAAGAAGAGAATGTAACAGAAGCTTCTTTTGATTTAGATAAAATAAACCAATAAACTGATTGATTGAAAGGAAAAACAAATGTCAACAAATGTACATGTAATACCCAAGAAAAGAAAAGCAAGTAATAAAGTAGAACACTATGTAATCTTACCGATAAGTCGAGATCAGTTGCGAGACAGGTCTGAAAAGGAAACTCAGAAAGCTTTTCTATTAGATAATGTCTGGTATCCTAAAAGTTTATTATCTTATGAGGATGGTATGTTGGCAATGCCACTTTGGTGGGTTACAACGACAAAGAAAAATATAGCACAAACTGGTGAAGATGTTTCCAATGTCCTCTCTCCTCTCACTCTTACACAACTGAGGAACATCGTAACAAACACCAAGTGACGTACCAATTGGTACAATCTTTCGCTCTCATATGGGGGTGGTTTAAATACCACCCCCATTCTATCAAAAGGATTTGTAATGAATGTATTTTTATTGATTGTGAGTATGAACTGTTTCTTGTTATGCCTTCTATGTTTTGGAATGGCGTTTCTGGACTTTATGAATATTAATGAGGATTATGATGCAGAGTAATGAAATTGAAAATGCTTGGGTGAAAACTTTCTTGGGAAAGTATATTCTGGTGAGGTCTAATATGGCAGGTGTATTTGTCGGTCTACTTTCCAACGTTGGAGCGCAGGGTAATATTCTTGTCCTTGAGAACTCTAGAAGAATCCGAAGATGGGTTGGTGCGGTTGATTGTTCAGATCTATCTGTGAATGGTATGTCAAATCCATCTGAAAGTACAGTGATGCTCCCAGAGGAGTTCAAGGTACTAAATGGATGGGAAGAGTTAGGACCACTCACAGAACAAGCAAGAGATGTTATTTACTCCTGTTCAGAATACTCCCACGAGAACTCCAGTGATTGATCAGTTATGGTATTATGATGGAATGTTTTCATCGTCTGGGGTAGGTTCCTCTACAGGTTCTGGATGTGATATATCTTATGAAGATAAAGGTGAAGGGATTTCTTGTGGTCAAGGTCATAACAACTCTTATTATTCTTATGCAAATCGAGGATATGTTTCCATAGGTTTTGGCCAAGGTACAGGAACAGGTTCTGGATATGAATATGAACATGATGATAAACCAGAATGTGTTGGAACCCCTCTTGTGTATGGTTTTGTGCTTAACGATCTATAAGGTTTTAATATGGATATATTTGATCCAATATGTGACGACGATGACAATATTGAATATATTGGATGGGGTGACGGAAATTCAGTAGGGTACGGAACAGGTCGCCCAGAAGGATATCATCCGATTCCAAAGTGTGAAACTTTTCTCTATGGTGATGAATGGGAAAAAGATGGATGTGGTGCTGGAATGGCAAAAGGTTCTGGTATAGATTATTATGATGACTGATGAATCAAATTATGAATTCGGTGAAGGGTATGGCAGAGCCACTGGGAGTGGTTTTGATTTTGGATATTCTTTGGGTCCATCCTCTATGGGGTATGGGCATGGATGTTCTGAAGGATATGGTGATACGGTATCTGAAGGGACTGGAACTGGTAAGTCTATTGGATTTGGTTTAGAGTGGAAAAACAATTTCCCAAGTGGTTGTGGATATGGGACATCAACTGGTGCTGGTGGATTGAATGGTCATAATGGTTGGGGGTATGGTGTAACTGGAGGAACATACAATAACGAAATATAAAAAATAATTTCGAAAAACTATTGACTTTTACTGGCCATATGTTAAGATCAGATCGTAGGGGTGAGAGAGAAGGCCCCAGAAACTAGAAGGAGAAACGAAATGGCTTATATCAACAAAGAACAAGTAAAAGAAATTAGAGTTGCGTTAAAAAACAAATTCCCAGAGATCAAGTTCTCTGTTAGAAAAGAGAACGGTTCGTCTGTTCATGTAAATATAATGAAGTCTCCATATAACTTCAGTTACTTAAATAGGTTCAGATCTGACGGACACACACAACTTAACAGATACCATCTTCCAGAAGGGCCTCATAAAAATTTGTTTGAGGAAATTCTAGAAGTAATCTTGTTCGGTTCTTCGAGAAAGTTTTATGACAATTCTGATGCTCAGATAGACTATTTCGACACTGCTTTCTATGTCCATATGGGTATAGGTGATTGGGGAAAAGGTTATGAGATGATTCCTTGGGAAAAAACAAAGAAGATTGTTAAGAAGAATTCTAATAAAAAAATCAAAGGTATTAACAAATCTAAAGCAAATCAACTTGCTAGTGATTTCATGTCTTCTATATAGATATAGGTATTATGCAAAAAGTTGATGAAAAAAAATGTGGTGATGTACTAAAGAACTCGATCTGTTTTGATGTGAAAGATGGGGTGGTTCGTCAAATGAGGTATTGCGAAAAAGCTAAAGATTATTTTTTTGATAATCCTTGTAGACACTGTCCCAACAAACATAAAAGGGGTGTAGGGTGAACGAATCTTTCATGCAAAGTTTACAAAATCTTTATAAAAGATATCCGCATTATAGACCATTGTTTAGTAGAGTTATTAAAAAATTAAAACAAGGTGATAGAGAAGGTGCAATGAAAACCTTAAATGCATCAATATCTATCATACCTTTATGTAGTGGAAATTTGGACATCAAAAAAGATATTTACAAAGTTTTAAAAGAAGAACAAAAAAAGTAGATAAAATATGCTAAAAGATACTATATATAATTGGATTAAAAAAGTAGGAGAAAGACAAACTAATCCAAACTTTGATGATATTATGATAAAATTCTCAGACGATTATGAAATAAAGGATATTGAAGATGCTTTGGAAGAGCTTAAAGAAAAAGGTAGAATCACAGAAACTAACCTTTGTGGTATCCTTTATTACGAAGCATGGTAAAAGTTTATCTTTATCTTTAATAAAATTTTGTATCATTATAATAGTGTAGGTGTGAAATGAATGAAAATGAAAAATCTTGGTCTTGGTTTATTTGGTCGAGTCTTCCAAAGTAAAATTATGAAGAAAAAGGAACCTAGTCTATTCATAAAAGATAAACCGCTTGAAGATATTAAATATCTGGGTGTTGGTTTTTTTGAATGGACCGCTTTTATAGGTGTATTAAGTATAATTCTAAGTTCAATATTAAAAAATATTTAGAGTGTTTCGAGATGTTATCCTCTCTCCTTTCTTTCTCTCTTACCTTACACAAAGGGTAACATCTCGAACACTTCTTAAAAAAACTATTGACAATCAATCTCAAATAAGTTAGAATAGTAGTATGAAATTAAAAGAATACTATTATGAATGGAACCCTTATAGGGAGGAAATCGTTTTGACTACAGAGAAACTTCATGAACTCGTTCTAGAGTATAAAGAAAAATATAAAAATGCAAAGACGGATGATGAACGACAAAGAGCTATGTGGCATCTAAACTCATATCAAACTGAATTGATGATGAGAGATGACGATTTTAATGTGAGGTAATTATGAATAATTTTGAATCATATGCACATGTTATTATGACAATGCTATCCAAACATGGCGACTTTATACATGTTGACTGGATTAAGGATAATGTACCAATAGAACACCAAAAAAGTTTTATAGAGTATATTAAAGGTATTGCTAAAAAGAAAGGTAACACTCTCGTTGTTGGGAGTGAGAATATTTACTGTTTTGGGGGGGATTTTGATGGGAGATTGTAAATCTTCAAAAATAAGAAGAACAAAAACTAGAAACGATAGTGATGTTATTGTGAGTAAGTATTTCACAAGTGTCTACAAGTTCTGGTCTGATGGAAGTTTTAGGTCAAAGTACTTGTACAATAATAAAGGTGAATTAATAAACGTGTTTGAATATACTTATAAAGATGAGGTTGGTGATGGTAAGTACTTCTGATTTTGAAACTTGGGATGATTATGTGAGGTATCGTGAGATTAATGGCTATACTGAACATGAACTAGATTGTATGCACCATATGACAGAGGAGGATCTTGATCATGGATATGATGAATTTAATTAGAGGTTTAATGTTTTTCACAGTCATGTTACTTTTATACATTTACTCTCATATGTTATTTGAGTGGATTGGCACTGATACTAATACAAAGTATGTTGTACATGCAGAAGATGAGGTATATTATTGTGAAAATATACAGAAGACTTCTCTTGACTTGATAGGGTATCATTGTAATGGTAAATATCCTGTTGTTGAATTTAGAAGTCCTCATGTTGTAATCCATAGAGGTGAATGATGAAAAAACTATTATTAATTTTAACGGTGTTGTTTTCTGGTTGTGGGGGTCAAGTACCAGAAACTCAAGATGTCGCAATAGAACCCCCTAAAAACCTTGAGGCGTTCCCTCAACAAGTAGTAACGGATGTTCCAACACCAGTATTAGGTAAAGTTGGCCCAGAAGATGTTCCACTTTTAGCTCAAGCACAAGTCCCTTCAACTGAAACTCTCTCAAATCAAGACAGATGGACAAGTGCTGCGATTGCTGCAAAAGAAGCAGGAGTGAATCAACCTCAAGGTCAGGCAGATGTAATTCAATCAATTCACAATAGAATCCAAGCACCTGCTTATGCTTGTGATGGTATTGCTCATTGTGTGAATAGTGAAGGGCAATACGAACCAACATTCACTAATCCAAAAGGGTGGAGAAGCATTAACTCACCAGAATCAGCATCAAGAGTGTCTGGTGTCCCTGTTAAAGACATTCTACAGGTTGATCGAAACTTGAACAACCCAAACCTTAAAATAAATGCCAAAGACCATGTAGGGTGTAGGACAGACTTTCAAGGGGTGTCTCAGAAACCATATAAACAATCTGGAGATGTTGATAGAGGGGATGGTCATAACTTCTTCGGGAATTTCTATCCAAACTCTGGATATAATTGTAAGTGAGGTGAATAATGATCACATTAGACCAAGTTAAGATGTATGATAGAATGAACCTAGAGCAACTAGAAGACATATACACTTCAACAATCAAGTCAATCAGAAAGACAGACAATGTTGAAAGTCAAATCAATCTAGATTCAAAACTAAGTTACTTACGTTCAATTATCAGGGAGAAAAAAAATGCGTGATATTTTATAATTTTTTTAATAACTATTGACTTTTACTGGCCATATGTTAAGATCAGATCGTAGGGGTGAGAGAGAAGGCCCCAGAAACTAAAAGGAGAATGAAATGAATTCAGTTGGTATTGTAAAGTCGATGTTGTTAGAAGAGTATCCAGAAATTAAGTTTTCAGTTAGTAGTAATGTTCATGGTAGTGAGATAATGATTGGAATATTGGCCAGTCCTTATGATTGGTCTTCTGTATTTGATATCTTTTTCGCTGAGAATGAGTTTATATCCATTCCACCAAAATATAGAAAAAGAAAGGGTGAGAATGTTTTGAACAAAAAATGGGTTGAGTACTCAAGAGTTAAAGAAGAAAAAAAGAAGTACTGGGAAAATGGTTCATTAATAGCTGTCCCCTCTAGTATTAGTTTTGATATTGAGTCTTTTATGAGTGCAGTCAAGAAGATTGTTAAAGGCCGTATCAAGTTCTGGCCGGGTTCTTTGGTTTCATCCAAGATGCCCAAAATTCTTTCTAAGTCTGAGGTTAGGAACAGAATAGAAGCTTGGGGTAGAAGAGATGCTTTTTTAGTTAAAAACATCTTAGATGGTCAGAAGAACAAACTATCTGAAAAAGAATCTGATGGTTTGATATATGGTAAAAGAAATGTCAAATCAAACTCAGTTGCTTTAAAGAAAGTGAGTTTCATGTATTAATAGTGAGAACAGAAGGTTAACGCCTTCTGTTCTTTTTTAGTTTATTTAAGTACCTCATTTCTAATAGAGATTATTACTAGATTTGCGGTACTCTAATAAAATCTAATAAAATAATTCATAAAAGCCCTTGACCTTTGGCCCCAGATTTGTTATACTGATCTTGTAGGTGAGAAAGGGGAAGAGATGAAAATGACAGAAGAGAGAAGAAAAGAACTGAGAGAATTTAATGAACAAGTAAAGATTGCTAGAAAGAAAAAGCAAGAAGAACAACTTGCGAAATGGAGAGCTGAAATGGACAAGAGAGATGCTGAAAGAAAAGCAAACCCTAAGAAAACCCCTAAGAAAGTAACACCAAAGACATACTATTACAAATATGATACAGATCCACTCGGTTATCAGACAGGTGATATGCCAAGGGATGATTGGTTCAAAGACAGAAACGACTATTAATATTTAACATAAAAGGAGAGAGTTATGAAAAACATTAAACTAGAAATTTTGAATGTGTTGGTTAAGGACTTAGAAGACAGAGGGCAAGTTATCCCAAACTATGGTGGGTATCAGTATAATGATTTACTCACGGTTATCAAAAGTCTGAAAGATGTAGGAGCTGTGTCTGTAACCCCAAGGGCAATCAAGTTATTGAACAGGGACACGTTAGAACATAAAGTCGAAATGGTAAAGAACTATTATTTGTAAGGAGAGAAAAATGTCTTCGGTAGGAAAGAAATTTCTGAACACCCCATTAGGAGAGTCTGCTTTGAGATTCGCAAAAGATTGTCACAAAGGACAAGTCCGTAAGGGTACGACAAGACCGTATATAACACATTGTACGGAGGTCGCAAGGATATTACACAAAAATGGATATTCTGAAGAAATCGTAATTGCAGGACTGCTGCACGATACTGTGGAAGATACAGAAGCCACCTTGGAAGACTTGAGAATAGGTTTCGGGGAAGAAGTTTCAAATCTTGTGAAATATGTATCAGAAGATAAATTCCCAGAACTCTCTTGGACTGAAAGAAAGGTAAGGTATATCAAAATGTTGACAGACGCTCCAGAAGGGGCGGTGGTAATATCTGCGGCGGATAAGTTGCACAACATCACTGAAACCCTTGAACAATACTTGAAAGTCGGGGATGCGGTATTTCTGAAGTTCAACTCTGGGAAAGAGAATCAGAAGTGGTTTTACCGAAGTTTGACTGAAATGTACTTTGTAAGAGGTTTATTCTTCGAAAACAGGTCACTATTGAAAATGGCCCGAAGTATTAACAAAGTGTTGGGAAAGATGGGTATGTAAGTGTTCCGTGAGATTCTGGACTTATTGTTGGACACTTTGAATGACTTACAAATGTTGGTGGTGTTGTTCGTGGAACAGTTAATTCAAATAATTAAAAGGAATCGAAAATGATTAGAGTGGTTGTATTAGTAATAGTGGCGATAGTAGTGGTGAGTGCTTTGGTAAACTTCGAAGTACTGTCCATTGAGAGTGTAAAAGAGAGTATTTCGAAATTAATTGGAAAATAGTATTGACTTTCGAAATGAATGAGTGTTAAGGTAAAAGTAACAAAAACTTAAAACTGAGGAGAGAGAAATGACTAGAGTAAAAAAAGATTGGAAGAATTACGCAGAAGTTTCATATAACGCATTAAAGTCTAATATAGAAACTTGGAACAATGGTAACAGAGACTTCATAAGATGTATATCAAGAATATATTACATCAACGTGTTTGACTGTGGGTTATTTAATTACACTGGTCTGGTAAGTGAACAAGCTTTAGAACATCCAGAAGAATCCACTTATGACCATTGCTTCAGACCACAGTTAATCGGTCGAATGATTATGGATGATCCTGAGAAGTACCTGAGTAATTACGAGACCTTTGAGAAGTTGTTCTTCCTCTCATGTATGGTTGTGAAGGTAACTAAAGATGAAAACCGTCTATTGAGTCTACAAACAGACAACAGGTCGAACGAATACAAGATACTTACACCAACAGATCTGTTATATGAAACAGTTGGTATCGAATTGTACAAGAAGGTTGAAGGTCAATATCATCATGTCGGATTTGAAATTCCCTTGAATTGTAGTGAAGGGGATTTACAACAGTATCAGGAACTCTTCGAAGACCTCTTAGAATACGAGAAAAACTTTATGTGATTTCGAAAAGGTTGTCAGGTTAACGCTTGACAACCTTTATCATATTTGTTAAGATCAGATCGTAGGGGTGAGAGAGAAGGCCCTAGAAACTAAAAGGAGATTGAAATGGAAAAACAAGAGATTGAAAAGATTAAGACCCAGATAGAAAAAGCACAGAAGTACTTATTGTCTTTTAGTGGGAATGAAACAAAGACATATGCAATCAAGCAGAGAATATTTAAATTGAAGGATAAGATTGGGGATACTTCTCCAACTTATCAACTAGGCCCTTATGGTCCTTTTGAGGCAAGGTAGGAGAGTGTAATGAGACCAAAGATTCAGAACAAGTATGATAATATGGAAGAGATTGTTTTATTCTGGCCTTGGGGAAAATTGAAATCAATCACCTATCTTCGGAATGGTGTTCCTTTGGATAGGGTAGTTTACGATGAGGATGGTAATTATAAAGACTTCGAAAGTATGAATCCTATTGAGGAGTGTGTTTGATGAATTTGAAAGAAAGACTTGACAAAAACCAAGAAGACATCGATGAAGTTATTCTTAAGAATGATTCAGAATCGATTCAGAAGTTTCGTGCATTAGTTCGGGAAAGAGTGAAGATGCAGTTAGGGGAGATTGATGATTGACTTTGGAGACTTTGAAAAGATTAGTTATACGTCTGCCGACGGAAACACTATGGAAGTGTTTCGGGATACTAGTGAAGATTTGATTTTGGGGTTTATTCGAGAAGTCGAGGGAGGGTTCAAAGCTAAAGTGTTCGAAGCAGGTTTGGGGAGTTTTACTAAAGAGTCTCGGACGACTAACCGAGAGGTGGAGTTTCACAATTACAACTACGCTTTGAAGTATATTCTGAAGACATGTCGTGTGAACTTCCCAGAAGGGTTTGATTCAGAAGGGGATTCGGCATTTTAAAAAAAGTCCTATACGTGTGGGAAATTTGATCAAAAATTTTTTTTAGAACTGGGTGTGATTAAAAAACATTTGGAAACCCTACGGAAAAAGTTTTCGAGAGTTTGAGAGACAGACCTACGTTCTAAACCCCTATATCAGAAAGGGACAGGTACTCCAAACACAGTGATCTGGATATGTCAAGAGCTAATTATTTTATTTAAAACGCTTGACAAATACATTTTCCTATTGTTTCTCTACATGTCAAGAGCTATTTTTTCTCTTCGAAATGCTTGACAATCATAGCTTTTTCTGGTTGTCAAGGGAAATCTTTTCGAATACTCTAGAAAAAAACTTCGAAATATTTCAGAAAACCTATTGACTTTTGCTTGTATATTTGTTATACTGATCTTGTAGGTGAGAGAAAGAGAGGACACAGAATGTATATTAGTAAAGAAGAAATCAAAGAAATCAGGAATGCTCTTAAAAAAGAATTCCCAAATGTCAAGTTCCAAGTTAAGAAGAATCATAATGGTTCTTCGGGTGTTGAGGTTAATATTCTGAAGTCTTCTTATGATTTTAGTGACTTTCCTCATTATAACCCTAATAACTGTAATGATATAAACATCTATCATATGCACATGTACAAGAACTGTAAGAACTTCGAAGTACTTGAAAGAGTATTAGAGATTATTAAGAATGGTTCGGAAAGAAAGTGGTTCAATAAGTCTGAGAGTCAGTCGGATTATTTCTATGAGGCTTTCTACATTGACTTGGGTATTGGTAATTATGACAAAGGATATAGTTATGAAAAGTAAAAAAGAATATTATGAAGATGGTAGAACCCTTAAGAGTGTCACTTATTATCTAGGTGGCAAAGAATTCGACCAAATCTTCTATGATGAGAATGGTAAATTCGAAAGTCATATCATGCTGTATGACTATAATATTAGAGAGGATTATTTCCCCCCTCTCTTCTAAATCCTTTTAGTTGTTTCCACAAAGGCCTTCTGGGATATATCTGCGGTAGATATATTCAGAGGGTCTTTTTTTTTATGTATATTCGAAGACTGCGCAGTCGAGATATTTGTCAAGCATTATTTTTTTTCTTGACATTTCGAAGTACTTGTGGTATGAACATATGGGGAAGGATTTGTCAA